TTTTACACAAACTAACCCTCCAATCGTTACTGATACTTCTACTATCTCTGAATCTGCTGGTATGGATACCGCAACTTTGGGTGTTCTTAGTGGTTCTGTTGCATTCGCTCGTGGCGACGTCGGCTCAAACTATATTGGCGGTGCTGTTGCTGTCGGTGTTTCAGACTACCTTTTGAACCCTCTTGGACTTTTCATTAACACTGCCGTTGGTAATGCATATGAAAACACTCCTGGCGTTGCTTCTGGAAAAGGACCTTATGTTTCTTCTCAAGGTACATACGGAAATTCTTTGTACGAAACCCAATCCCAGGCTGGTGCTGGTGCTTACACAAAAGGCGACGACTTGACTTATACTACTGGAATGGCTTTGATGGCTTCTTTGAACGGTTATCTGCAACCTGCTCAAGATGCTGCTGGTACCACTTTAGTTGGTACTGTTGACGATATCGTCGGTCAGTCTTCTTCCATTGGTGGATCTATTCTTGGAATTCTCAAGATGCCTGCTGACTCTACTCAACCCGAAATCGTTTTTGACCAACGAATCTAATAGGAGGATAAAACTATGTCTATTTCTAATTCAGTGAAAGCCAAGTTGATTTCCGATTACATCGGTTCTGCTGCTGGTCGTGCTAAACTTGCTGCTTCTATGACTCAACCATTGCGTTTGCGTCGTGACTACATGGCTGTTGGTCGTAAGACTTTCTTGGTCGAACAACTTCCAGATGGTGCTTTGCCTATTTACGACAAAGACCCAGATGTTACTGCATATGTAGTTGGTGAAGAAGGCGAAAACATCGTTGCTGTAACAAAGCCACGTCGTGTTATTTTCCCTCTTTTCGAGATTGCATCTAACCCTGAAATCCCACTCACTCAAGTTAAAGAACGTCGTTTCGACTTGATTGAACGTGCTCAAGATTTGGCTCGTGCTCAAATCCAAGCCGCAGAGGACGAAAGAGTATTTGCTGTTCTTGATGCTATCGCTACTGATGGTTTCGATTCAGTTGCTCCTGGAGCAAACCCTGACATTCCTGTTGTTGCTCCTATTTCTGGTGCAGTACTTGCGGATGCATATGCTTTGATCGAACGTCATGATCTTCGAGTTTCTCGAGTATTTATGAACGCACGTGATTATGCAGATCTTCGTAAGTTTGGTCGTGATATCCTTGATATCGAAACCCAACGTGATTTGTTGAAGACTGGTTTGATGGGAACTCTTTGGGGTGCTCAAATCATTACTTCTCGTTTGGTTCCTGTTGGAACAGTATATGTATGTTGTGAGCCTGAAATGTTCGGTCGTATTCCTGTTCGTACAGAATTGACTGTTCTTTCTGCTGATGATCCAAAGGCTCGTACTATCGGATTTTCCGTATTCGAAAACTTGGGAATTGGTGCTTACAACCCTAAAGGTCTTGCTCGATTGACGATTACTCGTTCTTAATCAAGTTCTTTTTGTAAGTTGCTTTAAGAGCCTGAGATTAAGTTCTCAGGCTCTTTTTGTATAAGGGGGTATATATTCCGTAAATAGCAGGTAATGTATATTACACGGTTATACGGAGGTGTGTATGAAACCTATTTGGGCTAATGTTTTAATTAGAGTTAAGAAAGCGGAAACGAAAGTTGGTGGGATTGTTATTCCAGGTCAAGAAAATAATAAAACTTCCAAGGCTGAGATTTTATCCGTCGGAGAAGAAGTGGAAGAATTAAAGGTCGGTCAAACAGTGTGGGTTTCCAAAGAAAAGTTACTTCCTATTGAGGTAAGTGGGGAAACTTTATATGTTTGTGATAAAGTTTCCGTTCTAGGGGTTTGCTCTTAGAAACAAAAGGCTGGGAGAAGTTTAGGTGCTTCTCCCAGCCTTTTTGCTTATACAATTACCTATAAGTAGAATAGGAGTCTTATATGTATATTTACGGGGTCTTGCTAGGTTGTTTAATAGGTATGTACTTTTCTTACAGGTTAGGTCATAAAAGAGGGGTTGGAAAGGCTCTAGATTTTATGGTCTGCGAAGTTTTAGAAGATAACGGTTATATAGTCACTTATCATGAGGATAAGATAGAGGTTCTTCCAAAGTACCGTAAAGAATGGTACTATCAAAGAACTAAAAGTATCCCTTTTTAAAGAGGAAAAGAAGAACAATCTTTATCTTGCCAAGGTGGTTTTTCCAAAAAGAGGTAGCCAGAGTTTATAAACATTCTTTCTACCTCTTTTTGTGCAGAGGAACAAGACCCAAAAGGACCCACTTCGGAACCATCGGACAAAGAAAAATACCAAATGGACTCTCCAGTAGAGAAAACTTCTACTAGAATATCCAAGGATTCAGGGTCGCTAACCGAAGAAAACCTTTTAATTCGTAGAAACTCCCTAAAAGTAGGGTAGAACAATCTTGATTCTGAGTGTTTTATAGGTGGTGGGAGTATTTTAATCGAACCCCCACTTTTCTTTTCTCGCCTTAAGATTTCCCTCATAACACAAGCAAGGTTAAGAGGGTCTTCCAACATCCCAGCAATTGTTTCATATCTTGACATATTACACCTAATGTTCCGTATAGTCTCCGGACCTCACTATATTTATATAAGCAAAAACTTGACCTATGTTTAAAGTCATGAAGTTTTCAAGACTTCCTTTAAAGCCACCTTTTTGACATATGGGGTATAAGTCCGAAACGTTCTTAAAATAGATTTTATTTATCATACTTCCTCCGTAGGTATTCTAACTTTGATTGCTTACAATAATAACCCTATCAGAAAAACAAAGTGTAATTGGAGTATATATGGCTGCTAGAATTAGATCTACCGTTAATGGCGCAAGCCCTATCGACGAACAAAGTAGAAATGATCTTGTTGTAGGAGATTCTGTTGTTGTTTCGGCGATCGATGCAGCCACAACCTATAATTGGGAAATAAGTTTTGTTCCCGAAGGGTCTACTGCTACTTTCACTGGATCCCCTACTTCGGTTTCTCCCGGAAACTTTGTTGTTGATTTAGAAGGACCTTATCTTGTAAAACTAACAGTAGATGCGGGACTTGGTTCTGAAGATGTTCAGTATGTTCGATTAAGAGCACTCACTGCTTCTCTTGGACTTAACCTTATAGCAGGGGGAGAAAGAAGAGATGGGACAGGTACAATTCCTGTGGATATAGATATAGAGGGTTGGGCAAACGAGCAAAACGCCAATTTACAGGCTTTAGAAGCAGCCATCCAGTCTGTTAATTCTTATATACCTTACCTTGTTAACTTACCGGAATTGGCTAACTCTACAGTATCCTATGACGGGTGGGTTCCCGTTTCAGCGACTTTACAGGGAGTCACTGTAAAAATGGGTACTGTAAACACACAAGGAACCTACACCTTAAATGTCGTTAACGAAGCAACCGGAAACTCTTGTCTTATTGCCCCTTTTGATATGAACACTTTATCTGCAAATACTGTTGTAAATGTACCTTTAACGGGAACCTCTTCAGATTTAAGTTTCTTGGCAAATGAAAAGTGGGGGTTAGAATTAACTTCAGACTCTGCTTCTTTTAATGGTTTAGACATTTACATACAACTATTATTTGGAGTTTAATTATGTCTGGTTCTTTTTTCTTTGAATTCGAAACTCTTGTTTCATCGAACTATGCAGGTATAGAGGATATATTAACAATTTCGGTAAGACCCTTATAGGGAAGTAATACTGACTACTACGCAAGTCTTGACTTGCTTGAGTTTATTAAAGGATATAGAAATGGCAATAGCAACAATACAATCAAGCATACCCACCAAGCCAACTGTAAACGGTTTGTCTCGAGAAGACTTAGAAATTGGAGACGTCGTAACAGTAGACTCTTTAACAACCGGAACCCTTTATTCTTGGTCTTTGGCTTATACCCCTGAAGGATCTACTGCCGCATTTTCAGGTTCTCCCGTAACAAAAAGTCCGGGCACTTTTACAGTAGATATAGAAGGATCTTATTTAATTCGCTTTCAGTTTACAGACTCTTCCGGAACTACTGAGCAGTTTGTCAGGCTTCGGGCTTTAACAAGTTACGGGCAATTAAAACTTGTTGCTGCAGGGGAAACCCCAGGGGTGTTAAACATACCCGTAGATATAACAAATGTAGGTTGGGCAGATAATCAAAATTATAACTTAAACAAGTTACTTTCTTTAATACAAAGTACAAGACCAAGTTTGATTTCTACAAGGTTTGATTTTGACTATACGGTCGTAACCCCACAAAACATTGTTTCGGTGAGTCAAAATGATGCCGTTGTTAAAGTATTTATACATTTCGAACAAGCGTTTGACGACGCTGCTGCAATTATAGAAATAGGGGACTCTATAGACCCGGATAGGTTTGTTCTTTCAACAGATACAAACACAAACACTACAAACAAATACGAAGTTGTTACAATAGATTCTATATCTTCAAACACTAATGTAACCTTTACCCCTTCTATGGGTGCTTCTACCCAAGGTTCAGGTTTTATCCTTGTGCTAACACATAAATCTTATTCTTAAGGAGAATACTATGGCTATTTTATTAAAAGTTGACGGAACTGTTCAAACTGCTTTTGGCATCGGAGGTTCTATCTTAAATAACGACGGTGTACAAGGTCTTCAAGTTACCACTGACGGTTCTACTTTGGCAACTCTTCAAGGTGCAGTACCTTCTGCTGGAGATGACTACACTACAAAAACCTATGTAGACGGTTTGGTTGGAAGTGATGCTTCTGCTAGTTTAAACGCTCAAGATACCCACGCTTTTGGCGATGGAACCGGAGCCTTTCAAACTACAGTAGTTGCACCTCAAGCAACTAAAACTTTTCGAGTAATTGTTGAAGTTACAAGTGCTTATGATGCTGGAACTACAATTGACGGTGGTTATGCAAATGCCACTAGTGCTTTTTTCTCGGCATTGGATGTAACCTCAGCCGACACTACCGTTTTTGATATTGTTGTTGAGCAATCAGATGCTGCGGACCAAACTTTCACTTTAACGGTTGCAAATGCTGGGGCTATCACTCAAGGTGCTTTGAACATCTACTACTCATACGTGACTACACTTGCTAACTAATAGGTTCTAATGCCTGTATACTTACCAGGACTTACTTTTGGCTCCGGATATGGTGGTGCTCCTTACGGTACATCCCCATATGGCGGAGCCTATTTCCCCCGACCTCCTGTGCCCGTTACAGGAGGTTTTGGAGGATCCCCCTACTCTTACTCCTCTTATGGGAGTATAGGTGCTTCGACGCCAAGGATTTCAAGTGCGGTTTCTATTTCCGGATTTGTTATTCGTATTTTCTTTTCAGAGGAAATGGATTCCTCTTCTGCAAACATATTAGACCCAAACAACTATGCTTTAACCGTCTTATTCGGAGTTCCGGTAACAATTTCCTCGGTTGTTATTTCCTCTATGGGTGTTAACGGTGCTACTTCCGTAGAAATAACACATACCGGAACTACACTTGGTGGCTCTTATAAAATAGTTGTAAGCAATTTGAGTTCTTATTTGGGTTTACCCCTTTCTTCTCCAAATAATGAGTTTAACTTAAAAACGTTGGGAGACCAAAGTTCGGTCACCGTTTCAGAGTTAACCGTTCCAGACGGAAGAACTTACAAACTTAATTTTTTAGACAGTTTATCCAGAGCCCAAAACTTACTTTCAGAAACAGATTTTACTCCTGGAGTAGATCAAACTTCTTCTTATGACGTTGAAGGTTCTTACCCTGTTACTCCAGTTATAACTTCGGCCACTCAAAATACCACCGACCTTTCAGAAGTTGTTCTCGAAATAGACTATTTAACTCAAACAACTTATAATTTAATTGCAGGACCTGCAAATTCAATAAACTATAACGGTTCCGTATTACCTGAAGACGACTCAAACTTTACAGGTGTTCGAATTGGAACAGGTTTCCCAACTTCTTCTCCTACGGGATTATTTCTATCAAAGTCTCCTGGAACAGTATTTGGTTACTCTTTTGGGGACACTTCTGGAAAAGTCCAACCAAACTCTTCTTTGGTTT